GAACAATAACCTCTTGCAACCAGATATTAATACCGCGGTTTACTGAGTTTTGTAGCACATAGAACAGTGCTTGCCTACCTGCGTCAATGTACTCAGGCGTGATTTCTTCTGCTGTCTTACCAGCGTCGCGGAAGGCATAAGAGATCAACTGGTCTACGTTGATCTTTGTTTGATTATATGTTCCAGAGTAGGCCAAGGTTATCTCCCGCGGCCAGCGGCTCGCTTTTGTACTTTGTTAGGTAGCTTGTTAGAAGCTGGGCCAGCCTTTACAAACTCTTTGCCAACCTTTTTAGGAATGCCTAAGGTGCTCTTACCCGCAGCTGCAGCGTACATAGCACCTTGTTGGGCTTTAGACTTAATTGGCATTAACAGCTCTTTTTGGCTTTTCCGCCGTTTTTGCGACCCATTGGCATTGCTGACAAACCAGCGGCTCTCGGATCTTGTGAAATTAATTCACCTTGTTGTGCCGGGTCAAGCGCCATAGCTCGTTTCATTTTTTCCATTTGACGCTTCTTTTCCAACATTTTTAGTTTCTCGTCAACAGCGCCCATTCCACCACCTAATGCTCCAGCAGACATTGCAGCTGCAGCAGGTCCTGCAGGAGCTGGTCTAGTCATACCAGACGAACCGCCGTATTGCATTTTCTTAACCGTAAACTGTTTAGCGCCTTTGATTCTTTCAATGTCACTATCGGTTTTTTTAGCGCCGTATTCACCGCTTGCTTTATCAAATTTCTTAGCATTAGCAATTTCTTTTTTAATGCGACCACCGGTTTTTAGTTTTAATTTGGTTTTTGGTTGGCCTTTATGAAGGTTTGATTCATGTTGACGAACACCCTTTTTGACCATGGATTTGTCTTGTGATACATCAGACTTCATCTCTTCTTTATGCTGTTTGCGGGATTCATACTTTACTGAACCGCCTTCTCTAAAGCATTGCATTTTAGTGTTTGATTTAAAGTCTTCCATGGTATTTCCTATAGGTTAATTTGGGTTAAAAGGGTGATCAATCCCTATATACACTAATGCAAAAAAAGGAGCGTTTACGCCCTTAAATTGCGCTTAAAAACAGCTCACGCTCGCGTTTGCGGCGCTTTACTAATTCGGGTGGTTTGTTCCACATTAAGATGGCATCTGCAGCCCCTTGGTAGTCATTTGCGTTTAGCTTACGTACCACAGTGGACTTCTTAAAGGCAGTGCCTCCAATATTGAAGCAGAGGCTGTATAGGGCGTCAAACTGAGCTTGTTGAAGGGGTACCCTTACCGAGCTCTCTACGGCCTCGCTACACCACTTTAAATCGCTTCTAAGGAGCTCTTCTACTTCTTGGTCAGTTAGTGTCGCTGTAAGAAGGTGCTCTTCACCGGGACGGATTAGGTGACCTACTCCAATAGTCCACAAGCCTTTAGAGTCCTTGTATGCCTTGTTGCGCTTACCCTCTTCTTCGGTAATGTAAGATAAGGTGGATTTTGTGATTGCCATGATGTTTTCTTCGATGTGCGTGAAGTTGTTGGTCAAGTGAATAACCGCAAATATGCCCAACAACCACAGTACAACGGCTACAAACTTATTCATTACTTGGCGTTGAATATGCCAATCTGCTCGTTAATCCAACCTTGGAGGCTAACGAGTTGCTGCGTAGTCATTGCACATTTTTCAATAAATTGAGGGTCGGCGGGGGTGCCATCAATACTTGGGGTGGATTTGGAAACTGTGCCTGTTTGATTGGCGTCGGGGAGGCGCATCCCACCATAAGTACGCTTGATAAGAGCAATACGATTTTCGTAATCATTTTTTACCTTTTCATTAACTTGTGCGGCTTCTTTAGCCCTAGACTTGTTTTCGAGCTCCTGCTCCTTGGCCGCGAGCTCTACCTTTGCCACGTAGGCGTCATACTTAGCGGACTCGTACTTACCGTAGCCTAATCCACCTAGGGCGGCTACAGATAGCGCGATCATGATGTATGTAGAGATTGGCAACGCAAGTGGAAACATTATACGAACCTAATTGTGAACGCAAAGGTTGCAGGATAGTTCTTAATTAGCGCCGTGTTGTTGTGCCATTGGTCTGGCGTAATGAACGCCGGGTCAACCAATGCGCGAATATTGTGTCCAAAGTTTAAGATCATCATTTTGCCAAAGACTGGCTGGTAGGAGTTAAACTGCCACAAGTTATGGCCCTGAACACGGATAGTGCCGGGATGTGTCTCGTTGCAATTAATATCACCGGCGTATGACATGCCAGAGGATCCGTCAATAAACTTGACATCAAAGCCGTAAAATGGGTTACGCCACAGCCACTGCACCTTAGACCACCAGCATGGGTTGTGTGCTGCGCGGAATGTCTGGTCGCCGTCTAAAGAATTGTCTGGTGTCTGAAACCATGACAGAAAGGAGAACAGGCGTGGGCCAGACTCCCAAACAGTGGCGTTGTTGCACCAGCCAATTTGATTGGAGTACATGATGCCAATGATAAAGGCTAATGGGAATGTAAGAATAGTCCCGATCAGGTTAACTGGTACTAATACCAGCCAATATAAAAGTTTGTTCATCTATCGTCCAGTGAGGTGGTTGTTACAAATCGAAGCACACCAACAGCAATACCAATAAGAATAAGAAGTATCCCATACAGACGAGGATCAATAAGGTTGCTAACGTAACTAAAATTATCATAGACAACACCTAGGATTACCAGTAGCAGAGAGAACCACATGGTGCGACTGTGCATCATGCCACGGGTACGGCGTCTCATTTTCTGTTTTCTAGTTCAACAACGCGGTCTAATTTGTCTTCCAGCCGGTGCAGTGACTTGAGCACCTCCATCCACCGGTCGTTGAAGTCTTCCTTTGATACGTATTTTGATGGCAGGTCCTCGCGCAGTTTAGCTACGTCATTTTTAAGCTCTTGGACCGCAGTCCAAAGCTCACGACAAAACCAACCGAGTACCGCGCAGACGATTGGGACTAATACGTTAAATACTTGTTGAAGGTCCATAATTATGCTGTGTAAGAGCCTGAGGCTGTAAATGTTATGATTGTGTTAGCCCCGCTTGTTGTGATTGTTGGAGCACCTGTGACTGTTGCAGAATAGTTAGCTGTTGGTACAGATAAAATAACTACACCAGAACCACCTGCGCCGCCTCCTGCACCTCCGGGACCGCCACCGCCACCACCGCCAGTGTTTACGGTACCAGATGATCCAGTAGTTGATTTACTACCATTTCCGCCACCACCAGCGCCACCAGTACCAGCAACACCAGCTGCATTAATACCTAATCCGCCACCGCCACCTCCAGCATAATTTACTGCTGCACCAGTGATGGATGATGAAGCTCCAGCACCGCCGTTGCCTCCATTGTTACTAGTTGCTGTGCCCCCGGTAGCGCCTGCCCCACCGCCGCCGCCTCCGCCTGCGCCGTTACCAGTGAAGTCAAAACCATTACCACCGGCGTTGCCTTGGCCACCTGTTCCGGATGCTCCTGTTGTAGAACTTCCCGCGGATGATGTTCCATCTCCGCCGCCTCCGGAACCACCCGAAACTGCAAACTGTCCAGAGGCAGATCCCGCGCCACCGCCGCCGCCAATTGCTGTTAATGAAAATGCTATTGAGTTGGAGCCGTTAATACCAACAGTACTGGAAGTTGAGCCACCAGCGCCACCAGCTCCTACAGTAAATGAATATAAAGTGCCCGATGTTAATGTTGTAGTACCACTAAGAAGTCCGCCTGCGCCGCCGCCTCCACTAAATCCACCACCACCACCACCACCACCAGCTACAATTAAATAAGACGCCGAGTATGTGGACGATTTAATTGCAACCCAAGCACCACTAATGTAACCCTCTATTGAATTACCGGATGTGTTGTAACGTATCATACCGTTTGTTGCGGAAGATGGACGTTGTGCTGTTGTGCCAACTGGCACGGTAATTGCGCCAGTGGAGTTGCATGTTATGTTTTGGTCTGTACCAATGGTTACAGCAGCGTTGCCGCCAGTTTGTAACTGAAGCACGCCGCTAGTGTCTGCGGTCTCTACAATGCCTGTTGCGTTTGCGTTAATGATTGTCGTCATGCTGTATAAGTTCCGCTTGATGTGAATTTAATAATTGTGTTCGAGCCAGATGTTGTGATCGTTGGGGAACCGGTTGTTGTGCCTGTGTATTGTGATGTAGGTACGGAAAGAATGATTACACCAGACCCACCAGATCCACCAGTAGCTGCACCTCCACCACCACCAGCGCCTCCGCCAGTGTTTGCAGTTGCATTTCCACCATTTCCAATTCCAGATCCACCAGTACCTCCACCACCATTACCACCAGCTCCTCCAGTACCTTCTCCACCGCCACCGCCGCCAGCATAAAATACTGCAGAACCTGTAATTGAGTTAGAAAGACCTACGCCGCCATTACCACCTTGTGATGAAGAAGTTGCATCGCCACCAACTGCTCCTGCACCACCACCGCCACCGCCCGGATAGTTTCCTCCGTTATAAGGCCCGTTACCACCACCAGCATTACCTTGACCACTGGTTCCAGCACCACCTGTGGTTGGAGTGGGTGCACCGCTTTCTCCACCACCACCGCCAGATCCACCAGCCTTACCGTTGTTTCCTGTAGAGCCACCTCCACCACCAATTGCTGTAGTTAAGCCTGTAATAGATGAGTTTGATCCATTAGTTCCATCAACACCTACGCCTTGACCACCATAAGCACCGCCAGCCCCAACGGTAACGGTATATGTTGCACCAGCGGTTAATGATGTTGTACCTGTTAAATACCCACCCGCTCCACCACCACCTTGAGCACCGCCGCCACCTCCAGCTACAATTAAATAAGAAATTGTATATGGTAAACCACCTGCTATGTTAGTCCAAGCGTTACCAGCATAACCTTCAATAGCTCTTGAAGTTGTGTTGTAACGGATCATTCCGTTTGTTGGACTAGCTGGTCGTTGTGCAGTAGTACCAGATGAAACAGTAATTGCACCAGTGGAGTTGCATGTTACGTTTTGATCTGTGCCAATGGTTACAGCAGCAGTACCGCCAGTTTGTAGCTGGAGCACGCCACTAGTGTCTGCGGTCTCTACAATGCCTGTTGCGTTTGCGTTAATGATTGTCGTCATGCTGTATAAGTTCCGCTTGATGTGAATTTAATAATTGTGTTCGAGCCAGATGTCGTGATCGTTGGGGAGCCAGTTGTTGTGCCTGTGTATGAGCTTGTTGGAACAGAGAGAATAACAACGCCAGAGCCACCCGATCCACCGCTATAACCAGTTCCTGAAAATCCACCACCGCCAGCG